CTGACATTTCTAAATCAAACAGAGTAGTTTCTTTTGAAATCAACTTTGGTGATCAAGGTCAGGGATTATTTAAATCTATTTCATTAGACCAAGCCACCTATAAAAACACAACAGAAAGTGCTGTTGCTCAAGAAAGATTGGCAAGATCACAAAGTGGGGGTGGAACCACACAGGTTGACATTGGTTTATTTGACATATATAAAACAGCATCATATCAGTGCGAGGTCACCATGATGGGGGATGTTATGATACAACCAACAATGTATTTTTATTTATCAAATGTACCTATGTTCCATGGAACATATTATATTATGGAAGTTAATCACTCGATAAAAGGTAACAGTGTTGAAACATCGTTCAAGGGTGTTAGAATTTCAAATAGTAGTTTACCTAAAATGAGTGACTCATTTGTTGCTAGTTATAGACCATTGTTTAGTAGAATATTATCTGCAGCATTAAGAAAGAAACAACAACTAGCAAATCAAGTTAAATCAGAGAAAAACTTTGATTTTAAAAACAAAGGTGGTAACGTTACTATTGATATTGGCACACAGTTACTTAATGAAGATATTGAGAAAAAATTGGTAAAAGAAAGTGGTTACTATTTGAACTTAATACCATACAATGGGGCTAAACTAACTGATGCATACGGAAAAGCGGTTGAAGAAAAGTATGTTCAACTTATTGACAGAGGAGATACTGATAAGAAACCATGGTTAAGAGCTAGAGTGGTTCTTATGGGAGGAAACATATATAAATTAGAAGATACGGATAAAATGCTGGGTATTTCTTATTTAACATCATCACCTAATGTAGTTAAAACTTGGGGAGATATTAAGACCACACTATATGAATTTTGTGCGGTTAGACTTAATACTACAGGAAAAGAGAAAGAGGTATTAAACACAAAGACAATCAAATTCTCTAATCCTAAGACTGGAACCAATTATGAGTTAGCTTCTAATATTGATCCAGTAAATGGAAAATATGATGGGATTGTGCACTCAGCTCCTAAAATTGATTTGGGTAACTACGGAATAGCGATGAACAGTAGATTAATGAAAAAATTAAAATTAAACGAAGGAGACTTGGTTTATTTTCAGATGAATTAAAAATTAACAAAAATTGGGATATTTATAGTAATATATTATAAAATATGGAAAATAATAAATTTAAAAACAGTGTAGATCAATTTCTTAGTCCTAAAACAACTAAGAGAGTGTCAACAGATGGTAAAGAAGAAGAAGTTTGCGACTTACAGACTGGCGAATGTTATGTTATAAGAAGCAAAGATGGCATTGTTGAAAGAATAAATAAAAAATACATTACCGAAGACGGTAGACAATTATTACAAGATTAAAATTATGCTAGAGCAAAAATTATTAGACGAAATTAATAGATACAAATCTATTAACAGAAATGCAAGCAAGCATTATATAATGGAGCAAGAAGAGGTTCCGATGCCACCAGCGCCAGCAGATGCTGCAGCTGATATGCCACCGGCTCTACCTCCAGCACCAGATGCAGCTGCAGCCCCAGCACCAGGGACAATAGAAGAACCAGAATCAAGCACTGAGGAGGTTGATGTTACCGATTTAGTTAATATGACTAAAAACATTAAAAACGATCTTGAAAACACTAAAAGTGAAAGCGGTACGGTAATTCAGAAAATGGATGACGTATTTTCAAGACTTGGCGAACTAGAACAAAAACTATCTCAAATGGATAGTATTTTGGTTAAGATTGACCAATTAGGTAATCAAATACAAAACATAAAAGAACCAACTCCAGTAGAAAAACTGGAAATGAGATCTTTAGATTCATATCCTTTTAACCAAAAGCCACAGGAATTTTTTGCAAACAAGCAAGGAGAAATGAGAGCTAGCGGTAAAAACGAATACGTTTTAACAAAAAGCGATGTTGAAAATTACTCTCAAGAAGAGATAGAAAAAACTTTTAACACATTAAACGATGAATCTCAGTACTAACGTAAACGCGTTTTTATCGATACAAATCCAATTTAAAATCCTTCACTGGCAGACAAAGGGGTATGCTAGACATATCGCTTTTGGTGAAATATATGATCAATTAGACGAATTAGTTGACGAGTATGTTGAGGTTGCTATGGGTAAATGGGGTAGATTTGTGGTAGATGAAAATTTAAACACAATTGTCTATAAGAATCTATCAGAAATTAATATGATTGATTTTCTTCAAGAATTTAAGGGTAAGTTATATATGATAACAAATGAGTTAAACCAAGAGAAAGATACTGACTTATTAAATTTAAAAGATGAGATTCTTGCAAAAATAAATAAATTAGCATATCTATTAACGCTAGAATAAAAAAAAAGAAAAAATTTTAAGCCCAGATTTTGCGATCTGGGTTTTTTTATTTATATTAGATAGAGAAGTAATTTAAAAACTTAAAAACAATTATTATGTCTAATGTAACAGATTTTGTACTGGCGCAGTACGAGAAAAACAGTCAGGCCGGTAATTCTAAACCAAGAGTTAGCGACGAAGAGCGTTTAAAAAAGTATTTTGCACCAATTTTACCTAAAGGTAGTCAGTCAGGAGAAAAAAGAATCAGAATTATCCCCCCTAAAGACGGCGGAACTCCATTCGTTGAAGTTTATTTTCACGAGGTTCAGGTTGACGGTAAATGGGTAAAATTATATGATCCGAGCCAAAATGGTACGATCGGAGGTGTTAAATCACCATTAAATGATGTGTATAAAGCACTTCAAATGACTGGTAATGAAGCAGATAGAACTCTTTCTTATGGTTACAAACCAAGAAAATTCTATGTTGTTAAAGTTATCGATCGTGAAAACGAACAAGATGGAATCAAGTTCTGGCGTTTCAAACACAGTGGAAAAAGAGACGGTGTTCTTGATAAGATCATCGCTTTATGGAAATTAAAGGGAGATATCACAAATGCCGATACCGGTCGTGATTTAATGATCTCTATGAATCTTTCTAAGAAGCCAAATGGTGGTGAGTACACAACCATTACAGCAATTTTCCCTGATGATGTTGCACCGTTAAGTGCAGATGAAACACAGAAAAATGCTTGGTTAAATGATGCAACAACATGGGAAGATGTTTATGCTAAAAAACCAGTTGAGTATTTAGAAGGCGTGGCATTGGGTTATGTTCCTAAATGGAATGCTGACACCAAGAAATGGGTGTACGGTGAAGAAGCTTCTGCTGATTTAGGTGGTACACCATCTGCTCCAGTTGTTGATCCACAAGTAGATGATGAGGCAGACGAAGATTTGCCGTTCTAATAAAATTAAAGGGTGGTATTAATTTACCACCCATTTTAAAATCAAGTTTATGGCTGGTATTAAGAAAAAACAATTTAACGAAGACGATTTTTTAAAAGAGTTTTCAACAAAAACAAAATATAAAGACACAAATTATTACTATTGTGGCCAAGCATTTTTAGATGCTTGTGGTATGCCTGGCCCAGTTATGGGTGGTATTAATATGTTTCTAGGTCATTCTAACTCATCTAAAACAACTGCAATGATCTTGGCAGCTGTGGATGCACAAAAGAAAGGTCATCTACCTGTTTTTATTATCACTGAAAAGAAATGGAACTGGGAACACGCTGTTCAATTAGGTTTAGAAGCAGAACAAGATGATGATGGTGAATGGCATGGTAATTTCATCTTTAATGATGGATTTGACTACATCGAAGAAATCACTGATTTTATTAATAAATTAGTTGATGCTCAGGCTAGTGGAAAGATTAATCGTTCTATTTTGATTTGCTGGGATTCAATTGGTTCTGTTCCATGTAAAATGACCTTTGAGGGTAAGGGTGGTAAACAACATAACGCATCGGCATTGGCTGATAAAATTGGCATGGGTTTACATTCAAGAATTTCAAAGTCTAAAAAAGAGGACTACCCAACAAAAGAAAATCCTCTTTATCTAACTATGGTTATTGTAAATCAGCCATGGGTTGAATTACCTGATAATCCATTTGGTCAACCAGAAATCAAAGCAAAAGGTGGAGAGGCTGTATGGTTAGCATCATCAATTGTATTCTTATTTGGTAACCAAAAGAAAGCTGGTATCAATCATATTGATGCAGTTAAAGGTGGTAGAAAAGTAACATATGCAATCAGAACTAAAATCTCAATCCTTAAGAACCACGTAAATGGTTTAGCATATAGAGATGGAAAAATTATTGCGGTTCCACAGGGGTATATTCATGATACCAAAGAAGCCCTAGACGAATACAAAAAACAATATTCTGATTATTGGAATCAGGTGTTGGGTGGTTTTGGTGAAGGTGATATCGAGTTTACAGAAACCGATTTTGCTGATGCCAAAGATGATGAAATGGATTAGTATTGTTTAACTATAAATAAAAATTAAATGTCCGTTCTATTAGTCGATGGGGACAATTTATTAACGATTGGATTTTACGGATGCAAAAACTTTTTTTATAAAGGTGAACACATCGGTGGAATTTATCACTTTCTGAATACATTAAGAAAGACATTCGAAACATATCATTTGGATAAAATTTGCGTTTTTTGGGACGGAGAAAATTCGTCTCAAGAACGTAAAAAAATCTACTTTCAATACAAAGAAAATCGTAGATCCAGTAGATTAACAGAAGAAGGTCAAAACTCTTACAATTATCAAAGAAATAGAATTAAGCGTTATCTTGAAGAACTATATGTTCGCCAGGGTGAGTTCGCTAATTGTGAAGCAGATGATTGTATTGCTTACTACTCTCACAACTCTCCTAAAGAGAAAAAAATCATTTATTCATCAGATCGAGATCTAGCTCAACTAGTTAGTAAAGATGTTTCTTTATATAACCCGTCTCACCATAAGTTATATGAGCCAAACAGCAATATTGAATATGACAAAGAAACAATTCTTATTGAGAATGTTAAATTGGTAAAAATATTGGTTGGTGATCCATCTGACAATATTTCCGGTATTAGAAATCTTGGAATAAAAAAATTATTAAACCTTTTTCCTGATATTCAAACAAAACCTTTAACACTTGAAGAAGTTAGAAAAATGGGTGATGATATTTTTGAGCAGGACAAAGAAAATAAATTAATACAAAACTTTTTAACGGGCGTTACCAAATTAGGTGTTTTGGGTGAGGAATTCTTTTATGTGAATAATAAGATTGTTAACCTAGATGAACCAATATTAACCGAAGAAGCTAAAAACGACATTTTAGCTCTAGTTAATGATAATCTAGACACAGAGGGTAGGTCTTATAAGAATTGTATGAAAATGATGATGGAAGATGGTATGTTTACTGTTTTACCAAAACGTAATGATGCTTGGCTTAATTTTTTAAACCCTTACTTAAAATTAACCAGCATTGAAAAAAATAAAAAAAAAATAATAAAATTTAAAATTTAACTAAAATGAACATTCAAGAGCAAAACAAATTCGAATT